GTCCTAAGCGTAAATGTCACTAGAGGTAAAGACCCACAGCAGGATACCTTCAACGCTGCCTCTTGTTCTATCCAGCTAAACAACGAACGCAGACAGTATGACCCTGACTACGGCCCTAGCCCCTACCAAGGTTTGATTGTTCCAACAGGTGAGGTCAAGGTTTACAAAGAGAACCAGATTGTCTTTACCGGCTACATTACCGACTGGAACTTTAGCTATTCCCCAACAGGTGAGTCCATCGCCGAGATTGTTGCCTCTGACGCTTTCTGGAACCTAAACAACCAGACCCTTGCTGCCTACACCCCAACCGAACAACTCAGTAGCGCACGAATCCTAAATGTGTTGCTAAAGCCTGAAGTCGGTGGCACAGCAGTTTGGCCTTCATCATCTCGGCTTATCTCTACTGGTGTGGCAACTATGGGTGACTATGCTGTCAGCGATGGAACTAATGCTCTCAGTTATTTACAAGAAGTTGAAAAAGCAGAACCAGGCAGACTCTTTATTGACAAGTCAGGTCGCATAGTATTCCGAAGCCGTAACAACGATGTCAACAACCCAAGCTACGAATACACCAGACTCAACCTTTGCTACAACCCAAGCTTTGAGAACAACACAACTGGGTGGATTTCTACCGCTGGTACAATCACTAGATCAACAGCTCAGGCTTACATTGGCACAGCAAGTGGACAACTAGCCGCTGGTGCTACTGCCGAGCAATACTTTACAAGTGAAGTCGGTGTTGACTACAACCTATCTGTTTACGCTAGGGCAAGCTCTGGGACTGCTGTGGTCGAGGTAGCTGCTCTTACCTCACCTAGCGGAACTGCCTACTCACAATACTCAGCTTCAACAGCATCGGTTACTGACTCGGAGTGGACAAGAATAAACACAGGTCTTAGTGCCAGCACTCTGTTCTCTGGTATCAGCGTTAGGCAAACACCATCCACCAGCGCAGTATTCCTTGACGCTATTTTGATTGAGGCAACGCCTGTTGTAGATGCTTACTTTGACGGTGCTAACGATCCTGTTTACAACTCGACAGACCCAGAAGCACCTGACTATCAACCTGAGCGAGCCTTTGAGTCTTACGCTACTGAGTGGGTGTTATAGCAGATGGCAACTTACAGTAATGGTGCAACTAGGCGCGCTGACCCTTTCATGGGTAATAGACCCCCATACAACATTGCTCAGCTCATTACTATGCCCGACATCTCTGGTAGGGATGCACCTGGAAAAACTGGAGCTGCTGCCAAGCCAGGTTTGGTTTCTGCACTCTATGTAGAGTTAACGGCCTACAACAGCTCAAACGCCACAACTGCTTTAGCTATGTGGAACAGCTCTGGACAGAGTGGGGTATATTCCAGTAGCTTTACTCTGCCTAACTCACAGACCCCTTATCAAGTAGGTGCTGCACTAACACGATCTGTTTTTGCTAACACAAGCTATTGGGTTGGTTTTGCGATTGAATCTACTAAACAAATAACTTACTCTGTTGATACAGCCTTTGGTGCTTCAATCAAAATGGACACCACCGCAGCAGGTGGCAACTTTACTGACAATGGGGTTGTTCGTGTTGGTGGGGTGACTCTTTCAAATGGTTCGCTAGTTTTTGAGGTTGCTTATGATACTTTGCCTATCGCACCAGGAACGCCTACTGCCAGCTCTACTGGGACAAGCGCAACTATTACTTGGACAGCACCATCAGACAATGGTGGCAAAGCTGTTACCAGTTATAGAATCCAACGCTCAACAGACAACATTAACTTCAGCACAATCGTTGCCAGCACCGGCACTACTGGCCTTACCTACACCAACACAGGTCTAACACCAGGAACTAAGTATTACTACCGAGTTGCTGCTATCAACGCTGTTGCTGTTGCTGCTGGTTCGGATTACTCTGGCCCTTACAGCGCATCGGTAGAGATTACCCCAGCCTTTCCTGCCTCTGCCGGCAACGCACCATCTTTGCTTACAGTCACAGTTACCAACCCAGAGCCAAATCCGGTTCAATTTACAGACGCTGGTACAGGTATTCGGTTCACCAAGATAGATGTGTCTTACGGATCAGAGTTTCTTTACAACGAGGTTGAGGGAACTACCCAAGACCCAGCGGCCACACTCCAGCTTGCCTCAGCCCCAGGCTCTAAGCAACTCTACGGAGTGAGAAGCTACTCAATTACCAACCTGCTGAACTCTACTGACCAAGGTGCTTTTGAGGTAGCGACTGACCTGCTGACTTACTATTATGAGCCGACTCTAAGGGTTGACTCGATTACTGTTGACCTCAGCAACCTAAGTATTGAGCAACGCCTTCAGGTGCTAGACCTTGAGATTGACGATTACATCAGCGTTAGCTTTACGCCCAACAAGATTGGAGATCCAAAGATTACGGCTGGACTAATCACAGGCATCTCCCACCGCATAACGATAACCAGCCATGAGATAGAATTTAGACTTAGGAACGAACGCAATATGTTTATTCTGGACAGCGAAACCAAGGGTATCCTAAACCAGAACATAATAGGGCCATAGTTAGGAAGCCATGCCAAGAAAAGTCTTTGAGTCTTTTACAAGACTAGATGCCGCAGATGTAAACACTTACCTATCTAACGAGGTAACTCTCACTAGCTCAACTGCTACCACTTACACAGTCGCAACTGCTGACCGCTACAAGACCCTGATGTTTACCTCTGGGTCGAATGTAACAGTAAGCATTGGAACGGCCACAGCCTTTGAGCCTGGAGAGCGTGTTGACATCATGCAAGACGGAGCTGGAACAGTAACCATAAACAGGTCGGGTACTGTTGTTTCTTTTGCAGGTCGAGGAACGGCTGGAACAGCTTACGCAATCGGTCAGCGTTATGAGGCAGTTTCAATAGTTTGTGTTGACACCAATGCTTATAGAATCATTGGAAACTCTAGGGCAGTCTGATGCTTATTCCTTTTGGAATCCTCTCGTCTTTAGCTCAGTTTAGCCTTGAGTATTTAGTTATTGCTGGGGGTGCTGGTGGTGGTGGTGTTCAGGCTGATGGTGATGGTGCTGGTGGTGGTGGTGCTGGTGGTTATAGATCATCAGTAGTTGGGCAAAATTCTGGCGGTGGAAGCTCTGCTGAAACTCAACCAACAATTTCTGTCGGTGAGGAATATTTAGTTACTGTTGGTGCTGGTGGAGCTGGTGGTGCTGTCACACCCACTAGAGGAACAAATGGCTCTAACTCAATTTTTTCTACAATAACTGCTACTGGTGGTGGTGCTGGTGGTGCTAATTCAGCTTCTAATCAAAACGGAAATTCTGGTGGTTCTGGTGGTGGTGGTGCTGGCCGAAATGTTGGTTTAGGTGGTTCAGGAACTACTAATCAAGGTTTTGCTGGTGGAAGGGCTGGTGTTGCTTCTGGAGAAAATACTGGTGGTGGTGGTGGTGGTGCTTCAGCCACAGGTGCTGTGGGTACTTCTGCTGGTGGTAATGGTGGTGCTGGTGTTTCCTCTACAATTACTGGTTCTGCTGTAACAAGAGCCGGCGGTGGTGGTGGTGGTAAATACTCAACAGGAACTGCCGGTACTGGTGGAACTGGTGGTGGTGGTGCTGGTTCTGCCAATAACGGAACTCCTGGTAATGGAACTGTAAATACTGGTTCTGGTGGTGGTGGTAGAGGCCCATCTACAAGCACAGGTGGAGCGGGTGGTTCTGGTGGTTCTGGTGTTGTAATCCTTAGATACCCATCAAACCTAAACATTATTATCGGTGCTGGGCTTACTGCTTCAACCTCTACTGTGGGTGCTAACAAGGTCACGACAATAACCGCAGGTACTGGAAATGTCAGGTGGGCATAATGGCTCATTACGCTTTTTTAGATGACAACAACATCGTCACAGAGGTAATTGTTGGTATTGACGAAACCGAAACTATCGAAGGCTTAGACCCTGAAACTTGGTATGGGAACTTTAGAAATCAAACGTGCAAAAGAACAAGCTACAATGGAAAGATAAGAGGTATTTACGCTGGTATTGGATTTACTTATGACCCAACGCTAGACATCTTTATCCCACCAGTTCAACAAGATTCGGAAACTAAAAACTAATGTCTGAGGAAACTACTACTGTTCGGATTACTCAGGCCGACATCTACAAGAAGCAACTTGAGCATGGACAAATTCTTATCCAGGTCTTGCAGAAACTAGATCACCTTGACGATGTACCGGAAAGAATCAGAGAAGTAGAACTCACCCTTGCCAGACTTGCTTGGATTGAGCGAGTCGCTTACACAGGCTTGACAGCCGCAATAGTTTCAATAATCGGTTTACTACTAACAGTGATAGGAAAATAATGAGCTGGTATCCAAAGGTTGCAGGAATACAAGACAACGGATTCGGTGGCTCTCGCAATGGGCAAGCCATCAACGGAGTAGTCATTCACCATGTCGCAGGAACTAACGGCCTCAACTATGTTGCTAACAAGAACCCACGCAACTCTCACCCGACCTATCACATCTCCAACTCAGGTGCTGTAACAGGAATCGTAAACCCAGAGCGTAGACCTTACTCAACAGGTGGACAGCCTGACCCTAGTGCTGTGACCTTTGAGATTGACAACTCATCTGTCGGTGGCGATTGGCCTGTGTCATCTGCCGCTATCGAGGCTTTGATAGATGTCATTATCTTTCATGCAAGCATCTCACCAAGAGCTAACCGAGGCTTTGCTAAGAACATCAAGACTCAGGTACAGAGCGAGTTCTTTATTGCTTGGCATCAGCAGTATTCGGCTACCGCTTGCCCTGGGCCATTCATACTTTCACAGCTTGACTACATCGTTGCCGAGTGCAACAAGAGAGCATCCCAAGCAGTCGCACCTGTTGCACCAGTCATTCCAACCCCACCACCTGCCAGCAACAAGCCAAGGCTAATTAGATTCCTAAAGCGTGGATCAACAGGCTCAAATGTCAAGTACCTTCAGAGCGTTCTAGGTATCAAGGCTGACGGCATCTTTGGCCCAATCACCGATGCCAGAGTCAGGCAGTTCCAGCGTGAGCAGGGCATCAGGGTAGATGGCGTTGTTGGCTGGGTTACTTGGGGCAGACTTCCATAGGTATTGCCCTATAAAGCCTTGTAAGCCTCATAGACGGCCTTTGGGCTTTGGCAAGGGAATCACTTAGGCCAAGACCTGCCAAGCCCTCTACGAGCCTCACAGCCCCTCAATTTCTGGCTGGATAGCGTTTATTCGGTTGAGTAAACTGATAGGACAAGACGAAAGGCTACAAATGCTAAACCCAACACCTGAAACTCGTAAATGGATTTACGGAGTTATTGCCGCAATCGTTCCACTATTGGTCGCTATCGGTATCTTGTCTGAGGAACTTGCCTCACCGCTTCTAAATGTCTTTGCCGCAATCTTGACTGTTACAGGATCAGCTCTTGCTATCCGTAACGTTCCAAGCAACGAGGACTAAGCTCTTAGCTTCTGTCGTTCCTCAGCAGTAGTTCCACCCCAGATGCCTTGCATCCCTGCCGATAACGCATAGTCAAAGCACCTCAGCCTTACAGGGCAATCAGCGCAGACTTCTTTTGCTACCTGCACCATTGACTTTCGAGTTGCTGGGTCATGCTCATCCTCTGGGAAAAACACCTCTGGGACTTGGCTACAATCAACGCCATCATTGTTTCTTATTGCTTCCTGCAACTCAATGTATTTGCGTTCAATCTGGCGTAATGTCATAGGCTCACATTAGAGTAAAGACACACTAAATAGCAAAGCCACGCCGAGAGAGTTAGCGTGGCCTTGCGACAAGGAAAAGAGAGGGAAACCTTGCCAGTAAATAAATTACCAGCCGAAACTAACGAGTTGTTTGATGCAGTCCTACTCGGTGACTTTGCCAACGGCAGTCAAGAGTGGCACGATCTACGCAACGAACCAGGTGCAGTCGGTGGCTCAGACATCGCAGCTATCACTGGACTGAGTGCTTGGGAATCAGCAATTACCAAGTGGGCTAAAAAGACAGGACAGATTCCTGACGAAGTAACCCCCAATATGAGTATGAAGCTCGGCACAAAACTTGAAGCACCGATACTCGACTTGTTTGCTGACGAACATCCTGAGTTAGAAATCTACGAAACAGGAACATGGGCAAACAAAGAAAACCCTTGGGCTAGGTCTAACCCTGATGGACTTTACAAAACGGCTGATGGTGAGTGGGGGATTGTAGAGGTCAAGTTCAGTAGGGATTACTGGTCAGGTGTGCCACAGGCTTACCGCGCACAAGTGCTTTGGTACATGAGAGTATTCGGTATCAAGCAAGCTAAGTTAGTTGCACTTGCAGGGTCGAGCTACATGGAGTTTGACATCGAGTGGGATGAGTTCGAGGCCGAAACACTTTGGGATGCTGCTGTTAGATTCCGTCAGGCTTGCCTAGATATGAAAATGCCTTACTGGGATGGAAGCAACTCAACACTTGAAACAGTCAGAGCCTTATCCCCTGGTATCTCAGACAGCGAGGTTGACCTTGATGACTTGGGTATGCACTACATCAACTCGGTCACAGACGCTGAGAAGGCTAACGCCAAAATGACAGAGCTAAAGGCTAGAGTTATACAAGCAATGGATGGGGCAAAGCGAGGTCTAATCTACGGAGAGCATCTGCTCAGCCTTAGATCAAGAGCTGGTGGCGCACCCTACCTACACCACGAAAGGGCAAAGTAAATGGCACAGTTCAACCTCAATGATTATGAGCCGGTAGAGCAACGCATCAAGCGTTTCTACAAGGACTACAAAGACGGCAGGATAATCACCGACAACATCACCACAGCACAAGACCGACAGGCTGGCACTTGGGTCACTAAGAGCTACATCTACCTAACCGCTGAGGATCAAGAAAAGAACTTACCAAAGGCAACAGGTCTAGCGTTCGAGGTGGACTCTAACAAAGGGCCACAAGCAACATCGGCACTAGAGGTCTGTGAAACCAGCAGCATCGGTAGAGCATTAGCCAACGCAAACTATTCAGGCAACAAGCGAGCCAGTCGAGAGGAGATGGAAAAGGTTGCCAGAGATGCAAGACCAAAGGCAACAGCGAAAGATTGGCTAGCAATGTCCGAAGCGTTAGGGAGTGACATCGAGGGTTTACGATTGTTGTATAGCGAAGCCAAAACAGGTGGAGCATCAACCGCAACTCTCGACAAGATCAAGGCAATAGCTAATGGACTCACAAGC